GCTTTATTACGCCGTGACCATCCACGACCAAAGTGTTTGTAATCATCTAGTCCTTCATAGAAGGCTTGACGTACTGTGTATACATAATCAATTATAAACTTAGGATCTTTCTCCATTACAAGACCTATAGTCTGTGGTCCTATAGCACCATCAGGTGTCGCTCCTACTGCACGTTGTACTGCCTTAGCAGGTCTACCCGATCCAGAATTTACAGCCCAATCGAAGCACGCCCAGTCTAAGCCCGATGGAAGCTGATCTGCCTTAACTCGATTCCAGTAGTTCTTCCTGTAGATTGGAGCTACATCATCTGGTGTTAAGTCTCTCATCTCTTGTTCAGTAGACTCTCTACCAATCCAATCGTCGTATACTCTCTTAGTTACACCTAAATTAGTCATACCACCGCGATCATGGACGTTATTTACGTATCCTCCTTCGTGATGTAATAGCATCTCTAGGCATTTATCAAAGTTGTTCTGCATGTTTATTTCTTCCCAAAGTATTTACTTACGCCACGCATACCAATACTAGCACTCACAATACCACCAAGGGAATACTGATACCAGTCAGGCATAATCTCTAGTGCAGTGAAACCTGCTTGCACTATCTGATTACCCCACTCTCCACAAAACGCTAAAATTAACGGAATCGAAAAGAGTAGAGTTATCCACTCGTCTTTCCACGAGTTCTCTGTAGCCTTCATAGCGGCAATATCCCAATCGATCTCACCTGTAGCTATCTTCATTTTAGTTTCAGCTTCTGCCTTCTTTACAGCAGTCTTACCTTCGATCATAGTACCAGCTAAATTAGCTACCTGACCTATTAAGTTTAGTCCTAACATTATCCGTTATTACCTTTCACTTCTTTCTTGCTCATATTAGTAACGCCAAAGAATACGCCAACTATACCAGCAACTGATAGGAAGTAAATGGAAGCCATAGAACCTATGATAGAAGACGCTTGATCTAATCCTAATGCACTAGCTAATACGACACAAAAAGGATAGGCAAGCATACCGAATAAACAGAACCATGCCATACGTCTTTGTGCATCTCTTTGCGCGTCTTCATCATCTAGTCGTCTGCGTCTATCTTCTAGTTCAAGAGCTTCCCACTCTGATCTATCTATAGTGCCACTTCCATCTTTATCTACTTTATCAAATTCACTCATTCTTAAGAGTAGTCCATGCACCCCAAGCGATAGCTACACCAGCGGCAATGTTATCGATTGAGTTAGGTAGTAATATTACAACTACTCCAAGTCCAAGTAGAGCAACTCCGTCCCATGTAGTTCTCTCTTTTAATCTATCTTTAATCCAATTCATATTAGTCTCCTAATCTGCCAAAGGGTTATCTAACGCCCTTTGTAATTTATCCATTAACTTATCTTCGAGTTCCTTCATCGAGCCACTTTGTGATACTCTGACACGTTCTCTTTGGTTCTCAAACCTTACTTCAGCGTCATCTATCATCTTTCGTACTTTATCTTCCGACTCACGTACCATGTCTTCTACACGATCAGTTTGTTTCTCTATGCTAAGAATATCAGATCTAAGTCCATTCTTAATGTCCCGACTATATTCTACTGACTCTTCTACCTTCTCAGATATACCTGTCACCTTTGCATCCATTACATCCATCTGTAGTTGATATTCTTCTAAGTCAAGCCCAGCGACTGATTCTATCTTTTGATATAAAACAAAGCCACCATACAATCCACCTACAACAGTAGATAGGAAAGCAAATATAGCCATGATAGATCCAAATGATAACTTCATTCCACCTGTCTTGAACTCACGGTCTGCTAGACCATCAATGTTATCTGCTATCTTGGTAGTATCCATTAGTTCTCAAACTCCATATCACCACCAGAACTTTGTAGGCTCTTCAGTTGTTCTAGCTCATCTCGTAGCTTCTGTATCTCTAACCTACGTTGTGCTAACTCTATCTGATATAGGTCGTCACAGTTTATACGAGCCTTTGGTTTATCTAGTGGTATAACAATCCTAGCGTACACGCCAATATCTTTACCCCTGCTATTTGTATCTAAACCTGATAGTACACCTGTTACACCGTACTCAAGGTTTACACCCCCACCAACAGCATTACTGCACCTCATGTTACCAGTGGAAAATGAGTCCGACTGATAGTTCATAGGTGGGTTAGGTAATGCTAATGAAAGGGAACTACTATCTGCTACAGCAGAACTAGCTACAAAACAAAGGGTAAATAATAATCTCATGCGGGTTCACCATCTAATCTCGAACATATCCTAGAAGAAACAAGAGTTCTAGACTTGCTAGTCTTTCTTACTTTTGATGTAGTACATAAGTATACAGCTTCGTCCATATCAGACTTACGTATATATACATCAAAAGACTTTCTTTCTTTGTATCCTATGTTTATAATTCGGTATGAGGATGCAAAAGGTATGTTCGTCCAGTTTAAATCAAATAACTCTATCTGATACCATTCTATCTCTTCCCTAGAGTTAAACAGAGACATCTCTACTTTAACTACCCCAGCTACATGAGAGGGTTTAACAATAGGGTAAGCTGGTGTCATCTCGTGAGCTGAGGTGGAAAATGACCACAATAGAAAAAGTACTATAAGCCTATTTAGCAATACAACTAGCCTGTACTAATGCAGTATAGACCCCTCCGACGAAAGGTTTAGATGAACCGTAAGTAGCACTTGATGCAGTAGAAAACCATGTTGAACCTGCGAGTGTTAGATCAAAGATTGTTGTGTTTTCCACCACTACCTTAGCGGCTTCATAAGCTGACATACCAGCAACAGATGTTTGTGTTACGCTTGTGCTACCTGTCCATGCAACTGTATCATTCAAAGTAGGAGAAGTACTAAAAGATGTTGGGTGTGTTATGTTAGCTGTGTAGCTGTCTGCTAGAGATACATCGAACCTGATTACAGGTAGTACTCCACCATCAGCAGGTGTAGTGCTTAACTTACTAGCTATAGGGTTTCCGTAAACCCCATCTTTAGTTGTTTGTATTACACACTTAGCTTCTACAGTACCTGTTATTGGTACGTTTGCTAGTGCAGGTAGAGCGAATAGGGATAGTGCTGTTACTAGATACTTCATATTAAACCTCATTTATCATACTGCATATCGACCATTTGTTCGTGCAGTATCTGTTGTGCTAAATTATTTCTTAGGGCTTTCTTGTTGTCAGGTATTGTACCATCTTGTAGTCCAGCCGCATCATTTAATGTACCACCATTTATATTGGCATTATAGTACATAGCGATATTAGTTTGTTGGTTAATAGCCATGATAATGTCATCTTGACCTTGTGCCTTAAATAGAGTTAGAGCATTAGCAGATGCTGTTAGACCCATCTCTATACGTGTATCTTCTTCTTCCTCTTCTTCAGAGAGTATTAGCTTACCGTCTTCGTCGTACTGGAACTCCTCAGCCTCTAGTGTATCAACTACAGAGTCATCTTCTAGTGCATCATATACAACTACTTCTGGTAACTCTGGCATAGGTTTTACATAACCAGCACATGATGGATCAGACTGTGGGTCATAGCATTTGTCTACCCTGTAGGTATATATAACAACTGCATCTTCCACTCTGCCATCTCCCTCCACTTCAATCGAACCTGTACCCCAAGATGAAGCTGGAATGTTTGAAACTGGAAACGACTTTACAATGGTATTACCAGCTACCCCCGACCAATCATCTGTTTCTCTGAAGATATATCCATCACCATTAGCATTAAGATTACCAACGTGTACCTTCATGTCTGCATCTGGATCTTTTATTGTAGTGTATCTATATAGAAGTCCGTTTATGTCTACACCAGCAATGCTAGGTAAGATACTATCCATACCCCAACCTAGAGAAACACTAGCGGCATTACCTGTTGTCCCGTATGTATAAGGTTCAGAGTAACAATAAGAAGGCAAGGCTACTAAAAATAACACCCAAGCCAATCTTTGTCTCACCATTTTCATCGAACATCCTCTCGATTACATTGTTCTGGTCGCGTTCTATAGCTTCCTCAACTGCTTCCATTTCCCAAGCTAACCTAGCTTTATCCCCCACCAATCCATCCTTGGGGCAGGGAGTCCCCGCGTTGAGCATGGCTTCAAACACGCGAGAATCCTGACACATTACAGATACTGCGGCTACCTTCATTCCCATGTCATACATGGTTTTAGCGTTCTTGAGCTTCTCGCAGTTCATGTCACGTACTGTACGACCAGCAGAGATACCAAGTATCTGTGTTTGCACAGCACCCGCTACACCTACAGTACATAAGTCAGAGTTACTTGCACTTATCTGTGGTGATATAGCAGAAGGTGGTGGACTATTGATTGTAGTCTCCATAGCTCCATTAGAAGTTATTGTACTGTTAGTGTCGGTTTTGATTGTATCGTCAGCATATACAGTACTACCAATTAGTAGGGTAAGTAGTATAAGTAAGGGTTTCATTTTCTCTCCACGAGTCTATCTATCTTTTCCTCTATTCTATCAAACTTACTCATTATTTGACTAAGCACTTGATTTGAGTCAACCTTAGTGACATACTCTTCTCTAGTTCTGTTTAGTAATATACGAAGTCTACTTAACTCTATTACATAGCCTCTTAGAACGAAGCCAATAAAACCAATACCTAAAGTTAATACACTACTCCACAGGTCAGTCATTTCCATTATCTCAGTTCCGCCCATCTTGAAAAATAGCCAACTATTTTGTAATAGTGTTGGTCAGGAATAACTGCGGAAACGTGGGTAAAGTCACCACCAGCAATTATTCCATCTAACCCTATATACGTAGTTCCATCTGAAGATACTTGAAGAGGTTGTGATTCAGAATTATTCCAGTTGGCCATAATAGCTACCATAATTGGTCTACCTGTAAGGTTTCTGTAAGGTGTATTATTTGACCTCCCTGACGAAGTAAAATCTTGCCAAGTTTGATTTACCCCAAAAGCGTTAGCGTCATAGTAAGTTTCTATAGCACTAGTAAGTTTAGCTGGAGATATTAAACTCTCAATTATTCCTATACCTGTATTCCAAGCACTTGCTAACTGATCTCCTAGAAGACCAGTCGTTGATCCACCTGATGTAACTAGGTTAGTGTCGTTTAGTATAGAAATTACACCTGTTGATTGGTTTATATAGATAACATCTATCCAAGTACTATCAGTCTCATCTCTCATCTTAAGTAAGTTATTGGTTGTATCGTACCAAAACATATTAGCATAAGTTGTTGAGGGGGCTGAAGCCCCACTGTTATTACTAGCAAGGGCTTTAAGTCCATTGTTTATATCAGAACGTGCGCTACTGGCAGTTTGATTAGCTATAGAAAAGTCATGTTGTGACATATATTAGTACTCCACTGTGGCACTTAGTGCCGATATATTAGGGGTTATTTTCGGGCCAGTATTAGAAAGGGTAGCTCTAAACTCTACAAACCTACCTACTACCTCTCCAGAAGCATCTACGAAAGATGCACTAGCTAAGTTAGATACTGTATCTGCGGCTCTAGCTTCTACTACAACAGCGTAGTCTGAGAACTCTGCATCTTCATCAGTCCAAGTATCAAAGTTGTTAGGCCAAGTATCCCAGTTATTAGGTATATCGTCCCAATTAACTTCTCCGTTAACAGCATCTTGATGTTTACGAGCTACAGTAATAGCATAAGATAATCTAACTGTACGAGATGTACCTACATCAAAGTAACTATTTCCATCATGGTTAAAATCGTAGACCCCAGTGGAATTTGCGTTAGCAAAGCTAGTCATAAATAACTTACCACCAGATACGGTTAGGTTACTCTTAGACCCACTAAAGTTTGGATCTTCTGTGTCTGTATCAGACGCACCTAGTTGTGGTAATTCACTACCTGCAATAACAACAGCAGTTGCTGTAGTACTCTCGTTGCCTGTCTTATCTACAGACGACACAAAGAACTTACCCGCAAGGGCAGGGAAGGAAACAGACGTAGCTGGTCTAGCGATCTTATCTACTTTTACTAGAGTAGAAGCATCTCCAAAGTTAGCTGAGGAGTTTGATGAGTAGTAAAGTTTATAGTGTGATAAGTCTAAAGCAGTAACTGGCGACCAGTTAAAGAAGGCAGTACCCCCCGATAGTAAATGGGTTAGGTTAGTAGGTGCAGAAGGCGGTGTAGTATCGTGTGTTACGTTAAAGGTAGTTGTAACTGTAGTACCTTTGTAGCCAAGAGCATTAACAGGTGTAACTGATATAGTATAGTTTATAGCTGGCTCATTTACTTGAGGAGCATCTATACCTACTACTTCAAACCTACCTGCTGTAGTACCTTCGTTAACAAGAATAGCTTGACCTACAGATTTAAATACTGTGTCACTTGTCTTCTTATATTTAACTATAACTGATTCTACACGCTCTATCTCACTTGACGTTGCTTCTATAACAAGGACGTTAACAACACTTTCGTTAACTTCTCTATACTCTTTACTTAAGTAACACCAATACTAGGTACATCGTAGTAAGGCAATAAGTTAGTGTTGTTATTAATAATATCTTGTTCGTCTGATTCATTAAATCCGTATGCCGAAGAGCTACTCTCTCTTAATGTCATAGAAACTCTTAAGTCTCCACTTTCTACATTAGGAGAAAGTCTCCAATCAGTAACTTCAAACGTCTTCTCATTACCTGTGGTCCAACCATATCTGTCGTTCCTAAACTTAATAAAGTCACCAACCTCAATGTCTAGAGCATTTAATCCAAACTCTGCACTAAGGGTAAGTTGTTCACGGTTTCTAAACAACATCTGCTTTGCAAGTCTCTGAGCCGCTATAGAATTAGTAGTGTAAGGTAATGCTAGATCTAATATAGATTCAATACCATTATCTTCAGCCAGAAAAACACTAGAATTAATTTGAGGATAATCAGTGCTAACGTAACCTCCGTCACGGTCTACAAATGTACCTCTTACTGCATTAAAGTTATTTGCTATAGACATTTTAGTATCTAGTGAAATTCCACTTCTAAGGTCATCTAACGTAAGTATCTTAGTAGGGGCAACAAAAGCACCAGCAAACAGTCTCCAAGCTCCCGCACCCCAGAATAAA